ACGTTCTCGGCGTTGGTGATGTTCCCGTTGTTGTCGGTCGCGTAGATGCAGACCAGTGCTACATCTGGCGACGAGACAGTACCAAGACGTGACAGGCCAGGAGAAGTGATGACCGTGTCGGTTGTCCCGATCGAAGCACTCAGCTCGCCTCGTACTGCGTCAAACCGCAAACGGGCCACGAACGCTCCTATCGGTAGGTGTTGCTACCCGGATCTCCGGTGCCAACGAGCTTGGGGTCTGGTGCGCCCATCATCGTCATACGGACATCAACCGGCTTGAAGTTCGGCTCGTAGATGGCATTGCAGACAGAGCAGTCTGCCTCACAAGTGCCGTGGCAGGTGTCGGTCTGATCGTTACGCATCATCAGCCCTCACGCACCTTGAAGTGTGCCCGCTCGCCGGGGTCGGGAACGGTGACGGTCCCGTGGGGCTCGCCAGTGACATCTTGGATGACGACCGGGAGCATGACGCCACGAGCCGTGTTCGTCTCCACACCACGCAGACCACCGGGCTTGGCCGAAGTCTGAATCACGTTGGGGTGGGTGTAGTCGTAGTTCATGTGCCCGCTCATGTCCTCCTTGGACATCACGGGGGTGCTTCCTGTGCGGGTGTAGCCACTCATCGGATCGGACTCGCCTTCATGTCGGTGGAACCATCGGCAGCACGGTCGTTCTGGTGACCACGGATGCCGGTGAACTTGGCACTGTCGCTGTTCGCCTTGGCGAACGCTGGGCGGGAAGTGTACGCAGGAGTACCGGGCTGACCGGCCCACTCCATGCCACGCTTCTCGCCATTCCCTGTCGGGGATGAGACGCCCATTTAGGACTCCTGACTGTCGTACTGATCGCCGTCGATGTTGCGCCGCCCAAACCAGGACGGCATGTCACTAGGGGTGGGCGGAGCCACCGTGGTTCCCTCGGCAGTGGTGTGGTAGCCACACTTGAGACATTGGTACATGTCCTGCCCAGCCATGAGATCAAACGATCCACAGTGGGCACACTGGCCTTGGAAGCTCACGATGACTCCGTCCCGTCCCTAGTTACTACTGGTCGATCGCCGGGTCGCTGTAGGCGAGGCTCGAGCCGGACTCGATGCGCTGCACGGCAGCCTGACGGTAGATGGAGTAGCCACCCAGCCAGTACCAGCCCCACGGCACGAACCGACGGAGGAAGTCGGTGATCGGACCGGGAACGACGTGCGGCTGCTCGGTGTTGCCATCGACCATGCTCCACGCCTTCGCGAGCGACTGACGCCCGACGCAGAGGGTGGCGAACACGTTGGCACCAACGGTTCCAGTGGACGAACCCGAACCCTGGAACACTGGCGAGCGAGGCGTCTCGATGAACCGGAAGCCCTCAAAGGCACCCAGCTCGCCGCCCCAGATCTCACCAGGCTGCGCGTAGTCGTGAGGCACGCGCCAACCGGTTGCGCCGGTCTCAGCGGTGAAGTCGTACGCGACGTTCGGGTGGATGTAGGCCGTGTAGTAGCCACCGAAGGTCGGGACGTTCTGGCTGCGGAGGCGAGCCTTGGCCGCACGGATGTCAGCCGACAGCAGGCCGTCAGTGGAAGCGATGTTCACACGGGCGGTCTTGCCGTTGGAGTAGGCGACGTTCGTGCCAGCCTTGAGGGTGTCACGAGCGACCTCGTCAATGCTCACGCCAGCGTTGTAGCCGATGACGTTGGCGACGATGGGGTCGATCTCGACGTACGACTCACCACGCAGAGCGGCGGTCGTGAGAACGGCGTTACCGTACTCAGCGAGCGTCACCGTGATGTTGGACTCGGACATCGCAACCGGAGTGACATCGCTGGACTCGGTCAGCGGGGACGATGCGATGGCAAGGTCCGAGATGATCGGGAACGTGACCGATGCACCAGGCATGGACTGGTTGGTCGGCTTCACATCGGCAACATTGTCGAAGTAAAGCTCAGGGCGAAGCGCGAAGCGCGCCAGCCGGTCGTAGGCAGCCTGAGCAAGAGCCAGGTTACCCGTGTTGGTCGTGTAGGCAATAGCAGCCATCGGTTTGTCCTCCTAAGGACATTGCCCGATGGATCAGCGCATAGCGGGAGAGAACAGTCCGGCATCGTTGCCGAGACTGTCAATGACCGCCATCAGTTCGTCCTTGTTGGCAGCACCTTGGATCGCTGCGAGAAGCTCCTGCTCCTTGCTTGGCCCCGACTGGTTCGTACCAGTGGCACCAGCGATGTTCCGGTGACGCTCAAGTTCCTCACGGACCTCATTCAGCTCGCCGTTCTGCTCCTGGTGGCTTGCTCCGGTGATCCCGTATTCCTCAGCAGCCTTGCGGATTGCGTCGGGGTCGGTGTCTCCATCGTACGCCTTGCGGAGAAGAGCGCCTACGCCAGTCTCGGGGACTCCGGCCTTCGTGAACGCTAGATCACGCTTGAGGGCTTCAAGTTCTGCCTTGGCAGTCTCTGCTTCCCTCGCTCGCTCCCGTGACTTCCGAAGTTCTGCTCGGATGTTGGGGTCGAGGCCATTGTCCTCATCAGAAAGGAACTCGTCGGACTCACTCATGTTGGTCTCTCCATCAGTTACGCGTATCCATCGGAGGTACGAATACGGAAGGTTGGTGTGCATTGCTGGCATCTACACAGCAGGGATGCCGACCCCTACCGGGCAGCGGCCTTAGCTCACGGTCACCGACCGGCCAAAGCTCCACTGAGGGTAAGTGTATCAGATTGTGCTACGCGCTGCGTCCACTTTGGCCCTCGGTGGTAGCAGATCCGATACCAACAGCGCCCTTGGCACTCTGGACGAACCCACCACCACCGGCCAGACCTGCGACTCGGGCCTGCTCAGCCAACTGGACAGCGCCCTTGTTGCTGGCTGCCGTGGTGCCCTGCGACTGGTTGAGGCCAGCGAACTGTTCACCGAGGATCGCCTTCTGGCTCGCCGTCGCCTGACCACGCTGACCGACCATCGCCGTCTCAAGAGGCTTGAGGGGAGCGAGTTTGGCAAAGCCCTGACGGAAGTAGTTGAGGTCCATTGAGGTCGGGGAGGTCATCTCCTGCTCTGCCAACTGGGTTGCCGTGCCCTTGTCAATGCGCCCAAAGCCAGATGCGATGGACTCGTTGCCGATGAGAGCGCCCTGAGTCTGGCGTGACAACTCTTCAACGGTGTGGGCAGGGTTGAGGTAGTAGGCGGCGAGTTGGCCGGTGTTGACACCGTAGTAATCGTGCAAGAGTTGACGCACTTCTGCTGGTGCCTTCATCGCCAGCTCGTAACCGTTCTTAAGTCGGTCGGTCACCTCGCTGGAACTCACGTTGTTGGCGATGAGCGTCCCAATCTCCTGCGTGGTGGCAAAGCTGGTCGGGATGCCGTAGTAGCGCATGGCACCGGAGATGATGTTCTGCTCGTTGAGGTACTGCGCCTCGGAGATGGGTGGGTAGCCAAGTGCCGTACGCTCGGCCAGACCGGGGAACCGTGCCTGGTATTCGTTGGTGCCACGAACCCATGCAAGCAGGTCACCGATGCCAGCGTGGTTGCCGGGGTCGGAGATCATTGACCACGCCTGGTCTGCCAGACTTCCCAATCCCCACGGCTCGAGGTAGGTGTCTCGAAGCGTGGTGAACGCCGAGATCTCGTTGGCTGCATTGGTGTCAACGGTGGTCGGGCCGTATGAGATGTTGTTGTAGACGCCAGAACCGAGAAAGGCGCTGGGATCGTACTGAGCGGTTCCCGCTCCTGGTACTGCCGCTGCCTTGGCTTTGGTGGCACCAAGGCCCGTCCCACCGGGGTTGGCTTGGTAGTCCGACAACGAGTAACCGGCTTGATGGGCTTTCTCAAGAAACTTACCCACTTCTTGTTGGGCATAAGCCAGACTGGATGCGCTGTGCCCAGTAATCTTCTCGTAGATGATGCCAAAGTTTTCCAGTCCACCGGGAAGGTGGGCAATCTTTGTCATTGCTTCTGTCAGCGTGGAGCCGTAAGTATCGGGGTTGCCGGGAAGCAAGCCACCAACGCCCACTCGATAACCGATACCGCTGCTATTGCTCGGATTCGGGTTGCCGTAGTTGATGTCTACCATTACTGTTCACCCCCGTTGAAAGCTGCGTTCATCTGCTGACCGAACGAGTGGACAAGAGCATTGGCTTGGGGAGTCTTGTCCCAGCCGTGCGATGGTTCCGACATGAGGTAAGCCTTCCAATCTGCGAGGGGCATGGGGATCGGGCGTCCCATCTTGGGGTCGATGCCACCGTCAAGTGCTTTTGCCCACTTGGGATCTGACCAGTTTGGCTCGCCCATCTGCTCGCCAAGAACCTGTTGTGCGATCTCAACGTAGGGATCGAGCAGCACCTTGACCGTCATGCCCATGTTGATCTGCGGAGCGAAGGTGGGGTACAGGCCGGTGGCTACCTGCTTGGCGTACTCGGCGTAGCCCTCGGGGTCCTTGGCCCATGCTGCACGAGCCTCATCGGAGATCGGGATGACAAAGTCATCGGCAATCTTCTGAATCTTGCCCTCGGCACCACCAACCTTCTCTTCCTCGGCGGGGGCAGGAGGCGTGGTGGGCGGCGCTTCCGTTGGTGCGCCTTCGGTCGGCGGAGCTTCTTCGGTTGGCTCAGTCTTGTCCTCAGCAGGAGTCTCTTGGTCGGGGGCAGGACTTGGCGCTGATGGCATGGGAGGAATGTCGGGGGCTGGTGGCGCCTGTGGCTCTGGCTCGTTCGCCGTCATGGTGTCTGTCATCCGAGGCTCCTAAAGATTCCGTCAATGCCCGCCTTGGCATCTGGGTAGTTTTGCACCACCTGATCCATCACGCCGTTCCACCAGTTAGAGACGCTCTGCGCCGAATACTTGCCGCTAGAAATCTCTGCTTTGTATTGCATCAATATTGGGATGCCCTTGGTCATAATGTTTTGGTAAACAGCGTTGCGAGGATCGTTGCGGTACTCGGGCATTTGCATGATGGCTTGAATGTCCGAGACACCACGCATTGCATTCATGTACGTCTCGT